GTCTTGGACAGGGCGATGCCGTTGATGTCGTACTCGTCGCTGACGACCTCGGCGAGGCTGTCGATGTCGGCGACGCGATCGTCGGTGGCCGTCACGCCGACCGCGCTTTTGGCGAGCGCGTTGAAGCCTTCGAGGGTCGTCTTCTTCTTGGGGTCGAAGGCGTGGTAGATGACGTAGTCGAGGACGCGGCCCATCGCTGCGGCCTGATCTGCCAGAATCTTGCTGGTGATCTCCAGTTTGGCGTCTTCGTCGGCCCACTGGAGCTCGCTGCTGACGCGGGTCGTGGTCTGCACCTTGAAGCGTTTGCCGACGACAGGGGTGAGGGTTTCCTCGTAGCTGGACTTCTGTGCGCCTTCGGCGACGACCTCGGCTTCGGAATTGCCGGTGAAGACCATGTAGTCCTTGTCGAGGAAGAGCTGGGGTTCGCTCGGGGAGAGCGCGGCGATGGTGCTGGTGTCCTTGGCGCGCTTGGTGATGACGGTGGCTACTTCCTTGGGGAGCAGCACCTTGCTGGTGTCGAGTGCCATGATGATGGTTTCCTTTCAGATGAGGGGTGAGGAGGTGTTGGCCGGTTAGAGGCCGAGGTTGCGCAGGTAGTTGACCATGCTCTCGTTCGGGCCTTTGCCGGACGGCTGGCGGTCCGCGCCGTGCACGGCCGGGGCCTTGGGTTTGGGGTTGAGCAGCTCGTGGATGCGCTTGGCGTGCGATTGCATGGCTTCGAGGCTGTCGCCTTCGATCACGTCGGCGGGTACGCCGGTCTCGGCCGACACCTGCGCCTTCCAGTCGGCCTGCTGTTCCTTGGCCTTGTAGGCGGCTACCTGCGCTTCGAGTTCCTGCGTGCGCTTGGCGGCCTTCTCGGTTTCGCTCATTTGGGATTCCTTGAGCTTTTCCAGCTCGTCGGCGGCGGCCTTGTTGGCCTTCGCTTTCTTTTCCCAGTCGCGCGAGTGGCCGAGCGCTTCCTTGTATTTGGCTTCCCAGTCGATCGGATCGCCGGCGTTCTCCGTGCCGGCCGATGCCGGCGGTTGCCCGGTGCCGCCGGTGGACTCGCCGCCTTCCGGCGGGGCCGCGACGAATCGGATGTGATGGGGTGTGGGGGTGAGGAACATGGTTGTTCTCCTTGTGGTTGAGCCCTTTCCGGGCATTAAAAAAGCCGCCCGTGCGGGTGGCTGAAAATCTGTTAGACTGGAATTGTCTTGGCTTCTCTACCTCGAACCCGTTATTGGCTCTGGGAGTGAGAAGCCGTTTCCGTATCGCGTTCGACCCTGACGATGTTCCCGTCGTAGTCGATGAGCAGAACGTAGTCGAGACGTCTGCGTCGAAGCGATGACCGTATGTAGTCTTTGCAGGCTTCGGCGTCCAGTTCCGTTCTTTCCTTTTGCAGATGAATGACTGCGGCGTCTCCTTGGCGGGCTGCGGATCGGAGAAGCTGGTCTATGGTGTTTTTGCCGTGTCCTTCCGGCGCTTTGAAGTCCACTCGTTTACCGTTGATGATGGCGTCTGATGTCTTCACGCCTTGTTTGTCGCTTCTTTCGCGCACTGTCACGGCAAACCCGTTGTCTTTGAGGGCGTCGAGCGTTTTGCGTTCGTGCTTCTGAAGTTCAGACCACGCCCTTGCGCTTTCCACGGAGGGTTCCGGCGTGGTGCCGTCGTACAGCCATCGACGGTCGCGCTGGCTCATTTCCTCGGTGATGCGATGCGTCGTCCACAGGTTGTAGTCGTCTATCTCGTCTTCGTCTTTACCTGCGTCCTTCATACGGGCGACGTATTTTCCATATTCGTCGCGATTGAGCATGCCGGCGATCGTCTTGCGGCATTGCAGGTATCGGGCTTTCATGCCTTCCGGGTCGTAGCCTTTGACGTGGGCTTCTCCCCAACTGGATACGATGCGGCAGTCGTCGTTCTTGTGATATCGATTGTCCCGTCCGCCGGCCTTTTCCTCGCTCCAGTAGACGAAGCCTCGCGAGGCCATGAGGATGCAGAACGCGCAGGTCGGGCCGACCGGAACGCGGGCGTAGCGCGGTTGCGAGGGATCGTGCTCGCCGTTGAATTTGGCCGTGAGTCGTGCCGTGACGCCCACGATGTCGGCGGCGAGGTTCATCCATTCGTCTTGTCCGTATCCGTCGGTCTTCATGGCCCATAGGTCGTCCATCGTCAGCCCAGCGCGACTGCGGTGGTTGATGACGTCCACGAATTTGAGTCCGACGTGGTCGGTGCTGTTGTATCCTCCGACGATCTGCCAGAAGGCGCGATCCGCGCTCACCTGCGACGGTTCGTAGGACGGCAGTTCCACGCCGGCGGCTTCGGCCCATGCGGATCGCACCGCGTCATAGTAGTCGTTGGCGACTTGGTTGGCGCGATCCGCGTAGGTCTCGAACACTTCCGTGCGAAGGTAGTGCAGCGGGTCTTCAAAATTGTCCCACGCAACTCCGGCCGCGAGCTGCTTGGCCTCAAGGGACAGGTCGGCGAGCGCGTCCTGATAGTCGTCCCAGAGGTCGTCAAGATGGGTTTGGAATGCTTGGCGCTGCTGTGGAGTGAGGTTGTTCAGCGGCAGGTTGGCCGGTTTGCTGCTCATTGGCTTCGGCCTCCTTGCCGTCGGTCTTGGCGATCGTCAGTTTGGCTCTGAGCTCGTCGATGGATTGCTGGGTGCGCTGTTGGCGTTCGTAGGTTCGGTGGGCTTTGATTTCGTCCCATGTCAGGCCGGCGCGGCTCAGGCCCACGTCGCTGTCGGCGAAGGCGGGGTTGGTGGATGCGACCTTCTGGTACCAGTCGGCGCGGGCGGCGTCGCTGGCTTCCTTGACCGGTGCCCAGATGGGTCGCAGTTCGCGCAATGCGTCAGGGTCTGCGCCCTGATAGGCCAGTGCGATGCTCATGGCTTCCTTCAACGCGCGGCCGAAGCGTTTGTTTTGCCGGTCGGCGGTGCGGGAGAGCTTGCGTTCGGCTTCGGCCATCGCCTCGGCCGAGGCGGGATTGTCCATCGTGATGCCGAGGTCGTTGACGGGGATGTCGGTTTCGGAGCTGACCATGAGGGCGATGGTGCGCAGCATGTCGGCGTGCGGGGTCATGGATGCCTGCTGGAGCTGCTGCATGGTGGGCTTGTCGCCGTTCTTGTTGGCGGGCATGCCGTTCATGACGCTCACGATGCTGCTCCATGTGTCGTCGGTGAACTTCTTCGACGCTCCGATGAACCACACGCGGGGGGCTGCATAGAATTCGGCGGTGGCCTCCATGCGCACCATGGTTCGCAGGCCGAAGTCGGTCAGGTTCATCAGTGTGCGGGTGATGCGGCTGTTGCCCAGCGGATGGTAGGACTGGGCGTCGTTGACGAGGGGCACGACGCTTGGCCGGTCGAGGTTGGTTTCGATCGTCCGCGCCGTCCACGGGCCTTCGCTGTTGTCGATTTCGTAGACCTTGCCGGGCAGCCATACGGTGAACGCGGTGATGCGCCCGGTTCTGTCGTCCTTGTCGGTGATGGTCAAGGCCGAGCCGAGACGGCGGCGCCGGCGGTCCCAGATGCCCGCGCTCCAGTCCGCCGAGCGGGGCAGCATGAGGATGCGGCCGGGTTCGTCGGGGTCTTCGTACACGGTGATGAAGCTGCATCCGTGGATGTAGGCGCTGGTGATCGCCTCGGAGATGTCGGTGTCCCATGCGTTGTCGTCCACGAGCTCGTCCACCTGCGCTTGCAGCGGGTCGGGCGCGTCGAAGCCCTCGAACACGTTGAGGTCGGCGAGCGCTCGGACTGCTTTGTTGGGCCATCCGATCATTGGTTTGGCGAGGGCGCGCATTTCTTTGGGGATGCTGTAGGCGACGCCGTTGTATCGGTATCGGGCTTGGTAGTATTCGGCTCTCAGCATGTTGCGTGCGTAGTGGTCGCGCCATGTTGTGAGGAGTTTTTGGATGGTGGGCATGTCGTCGTCTTCGACGCCTTTGATGCGGGTGATGTTGGCGGATTGGACGGCGAGGTAGGCGTCTTGGGTGGCGGGGTTGGTGATGGCGACGCCGTTGTGGTCGGTGGTGGGCATTAGAAC